CCAAGCACAACTCATCTGTTTCAGCTACGAGCGCGGATCTGATCTTGTCCGCATTCAGGCCATCGTGGATGATGCCATTCAGGTGGCTGCTGCCACTCGTTACGATCCACCAGAGTACGGTTCCGCTGCTTGCGAGACCTGCGTGCTCTGGGACGACCCCATCACAGACGAAAACGCACCAACGCACGACGACATTGTCAAGATGTTGCCGTGGATCGACGACTGGACCGCTATCCCACCGATCTCTTTTGATGACTGACCCCGTCAACAACCCTGGTCACTACAATTGTGGTGACATCGAGTGCATCGACGCAATCAAAGCTGCGATGACATCGGATGAATACTTCGGTTACCTTCGCGGTAACTGCATTAAGTACATCTGGCGTTACCGTCAGAAAAACGGCTTAGAGGATCTCCGCAAGGCTGAGTGGTATCTACGCCGTCTTTGCGACGAATTTGAATTTGACCCTTACAGCGACCCACTCGCATAAACCATGTCCACACATCCCTTCGATTCCAGTCCTTTCGCTGGAGTAAAGCTCAAGAACGTGCCCCAGCACTTACAGGCTGAGGCGTCCCACTACAACATGCAGGCTGCTGCAAGGTGGGAAAACTACGGCAAAGTTGCCGCTGCTGTTGACGATGCCATGGCTGACCAATACCGCATCTGCAAAGCCTTCGCTAAGGAAGGCTGGGAAGGTGACGAAGGTGGTTGGGTATCGCCAAGCGGCATCCTTGACTATGACTGGGTCAATGAACACGGCCTTCCGCTTCCTGGTGATCTGGACTGGGAAAGTTACAAAGCGCAAAAGCGCATTGAGCACGGCTGGAAACTGGACGACAGCGGCTGGTACGCTCCATGCGGCAAGCACGAAACTGAGGTTTCTGGCTTAGCTCCTGAGTACATCCTTTGAACTTCTGACCACCCATGTCTGACTACAAACTTCTGTTTGGGGTCGAGCATCTGAAAGAGATCTCGACCTCGATTTCCCTTGCCTTTGATACGGAAACGCTCCAGCTGCAGCCTGAGGTTGGCAAGTTACGGCTGATCCAGATTGGCTGTGAGTCTCTGCGCACCATCGTCATCATCGACTGCTTTGAGCTTGACGAAGGCGATTGGGACAAGCTGCGTCTGTTCTTTACCAACGGTGAGCGCTTTTGGCTGGCCCACAATGCTGTCTTTGACCTGGGCTGGCTGCAAGAACATGGCATCTACCCTCGTGGTCGGGTGCGCTGTTCGATGCTCGCCAGCAAGCTTCTGCACAACGGGACGCCCAACGTAAAGCACGGCCTTGCCCAGGTCGCAAAGCGGATGCTCAAGATTGACCTCGACAAAGAGCAGCAGCGGTCTGACTGGAGCGCACCAGTCTTAAGTCGAGACCAGTTGGTCTACGCCGCTAAGGATGTTGAGGTGCTGCTGCAGCTTGATCACAGGCTTGACGAGATGCTGCAAAACAATCGCTTGGCGCAGGCTTTTGCATTGGAGTGCAGAGCGCTGCCCGCCATGGCTCAGATGTGGCGCACTGGTCTGCCGTGGAACAAAGTTGCGCTCCAAGGCTTGCAAGGTGATTACGAGCACGACATTGAAAGGCTCGGTAAAGACTTTTTGCTTGAGCTGGATCAGGCTCTACCGCCGGAGCACAAGCTGCCCAGGGAACCCATCAATCTTCGACGACTGAAGATGCTCAAGGGCTTAGTGACTGAGATGGGTCACGATGATGAGATGTACGAAAAGTGGTACGCCGAGATTGACGAGATAGAGAATGCGCCAGAGGCTTTCAATCTTCGGCCCAAGGACAGTGGTTCTGCCAGACTTGGCACGAAGGTAAAGGCGGGCTTCAATCTAAATAGCCCAAAGCAGTTGCTAGAGAAGTTCACTGTTTTGTTGGGTGAGGCTCCGGTGGACAGCAAAACCGGTAAGGCCAGTGCTTCACGCGCAGCGCTCCAAGAGTATGCTGCGGACCACCATGTCATTCAGACGTACTTGGCTTGGAAGAAGGCTGAGAAGCGTCGGCAGATGGTGGATTCAATCCTCGAAAAGATGACGCCCGATGGTTTTGTTTGTGCCAGCTATCTGCAGCTTGGGGCGGAGTCAGGTCGAATGTCCTGCATTAAGCCGAACAATCAGCAGATCCCCCGTGATTCAGAGTTCCGCCAATGTGTTGAGGCTCCTGATGGTTGGGTTCTTGTTGACTCGGACTTTGGTCAGATGGAGTTGCGACTTGCGGCGGCCATCGCACAAGATGAACGCATGATCAAGGCGTTCCAGGATGGGGAAGATCTGCACAGTGTTACGGCTGAGGCCATTGGGTGCTCTCGTCAGATTGCAAAGTCAGCAAACTTTGGTTTGCTGTATGGCTCGGGTGCCAAAGGTTTGCGGAACTATGCGGGTGCTTCTGGCATCGTCATGACTGTTGAAGAGGCGACCAACATCCGTAATCAGTGGCTCAGTACCTATTCGGGCATCAAAGCTTGGCAGCAACAGAACGCAGCTTTGGCTGAGAACAGCAAGAACAATAAGTGGGCGGACATCAGGGTTCCGCTCTCTGATATGCGCCGATACCTGCCTGGTGATATGAATCGCCTAACAGTCCGGTGTAACACCCCGATCCAGGGTGCAGGTGCTGCCATCCTTAAATGTGCTTTGGGTAATCTTTGGCCGCTNTTACAGGAAGCGGGTGAGGATGAGGTCAAGCTGGCTGCTTGTGTTCACGATGAAATTCTGCTTCTAGTGCGTGAACCTAAGGCAAGCGAGTGGGCCGCGCGGCTAAAACAAGTAATGGAGAGCGCGGAAGCTAAGTGGCTTGGGACCGTCCCACCGCTTGCAGAGCCCCAAGTCGGTAAGCGCTGGTCCGAGATCCACTGAGGGAGCAGTCATGGTCAGCATCTATCACACCCCTAACGGGTGGACTTTGGTGCGTTCAGAAAATCTGGGCTACTACACTTCGCTTAGGGATGTGATGGATGCGGCTTATGCGGCTGCCAATAGTAAAGAGTGCTACTCTAAGGCTGCACGTTCTAAACCTCAAAAACATTCCACTGATGACTGAACAAAAAGGTGATTTTTTCCTTGACAAAGATACAAAAGCGTGGTATATCTTTAATGGGAATAAATGGTTAAAACTTGCGCCAAGCTTGAAGGAGCAGGCACTCGAAGAGGTGGGTGTCTTTGAAGGCATGGGTACATGCAACATCGACATCATCCGCCGCGCACTGGAGACACTTCCCGATGACTGATTTTTTGAATCTGAAAGTTTCTCAGAAGCACATAGTGTGTCCCAAGCACGGTGCACACATCCACCACATCAGCAGCACTGTCAAAGGCTACGAAGGCCACTGGTGCATGTTGTGTGCGCTTGAAATGCTTGGCCCCTCACTGCCACTCGTAGAGGAGCAGATTGATGACTTGCACGATGATCGACAACAACTGGAGAACAACTGATGAGTAACACCTGCAAATACTGGGACTGTGGTTGGTGTTACGCCCTTGACAATGTAGAGACAAATGCTGACTCACAGAGTGCTTGCGTTAATCCATTTATTTGCCCCTATTTAGTACGGACTGCAAGCTTTACTCTCCGTGAGCATGCTGAAAGCTGGTATGACGAGAAGCTAGCAGAAGGTAAGAAGCCACAACTCTGGAAGGAAGAAACCACCACCACACAGGAGGACATCTTATAACTCTTGTCTAGGCCGCTGACTGGTAGGGAAATAATGCTGCGTTATCTGCAGCACGAAATCAACCGTGCCACCACAGCGGATCTACAGCGGGCTGCTCAGTTCCTGGAGCGAGCCAGGGAAGTACGCCAAGGCTGTCGTAAGCAGCGTACAAACGCTCGGAAGAACCAAGCTAGTGGATGGAAGAAGCATGTAGACGATTCTATCAATTGGTAACACAGTGCTAGACTATTCTGTAGCACGGAAGAATTTTATGGCTATACGCCATGGCAATAAAACCTACATGCAGATTCTGTTGGATCCGCACAGAGCAGCGCTTTTGGCCCAGCTAGCAAGTGAAAAGGGCGTACGCTCCACGGCTTGGATTCGTGACGCGGTTTACGCTGCACTGGAAAAGGCTTTGCCTTCTTCTATCTACCAAGAGGCTTTTGCTAAAGATCAAGCGTCTTGGCGCGAGTCTGTAAGGCGGCGCGTAGAAGGGCGAATGAAAACCAAAAAGGACAGTTAGCACCCGATTAACTGTGCTACTCTATGGCTGCCCAACCATTTACGGCATGGCTCGCTACGCACTTCTATCTACAAGATCAAAAAAGCCAATGTACCTTGCTGCGGTTTACCCTAAATCAGCCAAAGACAATGGCATAAGGCTTACAAACAAAAAAGAGGATGCTTGCTCCTTTGTCACTGTTGAGAGAGCAGCCGAAACTGCTCGACTTCTGGAAGATTCTGTTGGTTATCTGCCCACCATCGTTGAGGTGAGTCACTGATGGATGGCTTCACTCAGTACATAAACGGAATCGTGCGCTATCCCCTGCTCACCAAAGAGCAGGAAATTATGCTGGCACGCCAAGTCCAGATCTGGATAGCGGGATCTGATCCGACACCTAGACAAATTAAGCAAGGTATTCGGGCTTACCACAAACTCATTAACTGCAACCTGCGCCTAGTCGTCTCGGTCGCAAAGAGGTACGTGCCAAGGGCAAAACGTACTGAGCTTTTTGACATTGTGCAGGAGGGCAACATTGGTTTGGCGCACGGTATTAAAAAGTTCGACCCAGAAAGGGGTTATGCCCTATCTACTTATGTGTACTGGTGGATTCGGCAGGCAATCTCGCGGCACCTAAGTTACCACGATCGTGTAATCAGGCTGCCAACGCAAGCTATAGAGGCTATGGCAAAGTTGCGCGGCTGGGCTATTACTTTTGAGGCTGAACACGGCAGGTCTCCGTCTCTGCATGAATCCGCTGATTACTGCAACCTAAAGCCTGAAAGGTTGCAAGAGTATTTGGTGCATAGTAATGACTGCAGTAGTTTAGATAGCCGCAATGGTTCTGGCTGTGACGATGCAAGTGCTTTGATTGATCTAATAACAGACGGAAATCACGGTATGGATACTATTGATGATATTTTTAATAGTGAAGTATTGGAAAAATACTTGGGGCAACTTTCTGACGTGGATCGGGAAATTGTGGAAGGGTTTTATGGCTTGGACGGTACAGCACCTAAAACCTATACGCAGATTAGTAAAGAGATGGGTATCTGCCGTGAGCGTGCCAGGCAGCGGTGTCACAATGCTATGAACAAGTTGAGGTACTTAGCTAACCAGACTAAGGAGCTTTGTTGATGGAGTGCCCTAGCTGTGGTGTGCCTCTTGCACGCGGAAATAGAAAAGTTATAAACTCCGCAGTTTCCCATGACGCTGTGCGGACACGGCAATACCGTTGCCTAGAATGCGACAGCGTCAACTACTCCGTTGAGGTGTTTGTAGAGCCCGAACACGTCGAACGGGCCACGGGCAAATACCCCAAGTATCACATTAAGAAAGACGTGCTTATCCCGCTGCTGAAGACACTCCATGGCCTCTGTTGAACTGGTGTGGGCTACGCCAGATGCTGAAAAGCTCGTTGTGCGTATGGCGCGTGTCAGCAATCCAAGTAACGAAGACAACTGGGAAACCGGGCCAGGGCTTCTTCGTTACTTGATTAAGCACAAGCACTGGTCTCCTTTTGAAATGGTCAGTATGTGCGTCAAGATTGACACTGAGAGGGATATTGCCGCGCAAATTTTGCGGCATCGGTCGTTTTCGTTCCAAGAGTTCTCTACCCGTTACAGCAGGACTCAACCTGCAGAAATACCTTGGTTCAGGCGTCAAGACTACGAAAACAGGCAGAACAGCATCGATGACATCCACCCGTCCCACCAAGAGGATTTTCAGGCGCGTGCTGGTCGCATCATTGCTGATGCTTTTCTTTTTTATGAGTCGCTACTCGAACGTGGCGTTGCCAAGGAAACTGCGCGGCGGATCCTACCAATGTGTACTCCTACCTCGATGTATATGACTGGTACGCTGCGTAGCTGGATTCATTACATCCAGTTGCGTGCGAATGTGGACACACAATTAGAACACAGACAGGTTGCGTTGGCGTGCCAGCGTATATTTAGCTCCAGCTTTCCGGTCATTGCAAAAGCGGTTTTTGGTGATGAACAGGCCGACAGTTCCAATTGAATACACTGGCGGCGGTTTCTACCGCGTGTGTACCCGTGGTGGTGGTATGTGCGTAGAAATACACGGGCTTTACCGGGCTCTAAATGTTGCTGAAGCTCTCTACTGCTCCATCCATTCCGATATACGGGCTTCGCGGGCTTCGGTCCAATAGGTTCTTTCCCTGAACCATTCGCGCCAGTCGTGGCCCGATTTGTGGCTGTTACAGGAAAAACAGCACCCTACCAAATTTCCTTTTTCTGTCAGACCGCCTTTCCACTTTGGGATGACGTGGTCAAGTGTGGCGTTTTTACCCAGGGGTTCGGCGCAATAAGCGCAGCAGTAGTTCCACTCGGTCAGGATGCGGTCACGGAAGCGGATCTTCGCTTTTTTCCGTGGGACGAGTTCGGTCTCGTCAATCTGGTGATCCACTACCACCTCGCGCCAGGCAACATCAAGGGTCTTGACTTGCGGCTGCTTGTATGGTAGCGAGTTTAACTATTTCACAATGTAATCTTTTGCCCTGTTGTAGTACCAAATGCGGTCCTGAATACCGTTATATCCACCGTTCAACCTGCGGGTGCATTCATAGATGTCGCCCCGATCACATAGTGCGGCCCAGTTATTCTCCTCGATCCAGCAGATCGCACAGAGGAATGGGTATTTGTTCGCAACGTAATCAGTGCCTTCTGACATAATCCGGTCGTCTTTCATCCCGTTCTGCTCCATCCACCTCCCAAAACGGGAGAAGTTGTACTTGCCAGTAAGCTGGATAACGCCGCACCCGCGATATTTATATCCGTCACCAGGGCCGTTGCCCAAATCGCTGCGGTTGTCATACATCCGCGTGAAGTAGGCGCGGTCGCCAATCTCGGTCATGTACTTGTAACCCGCTGTCTCGTGACACGTCTGCGCCACCAACATCCTGCGCTGGTTCAAGCTTGTCATTCCTGCGGCTTTCACCAGTCGATTGAGGTCATTCATAAATGCCTCGTCAAACTTGTCCTCTGCATGGCCTGAAATCAGACTGATCTGCTGCAGCGTGATCAAGTGCTCTGGAGCCTTCTCCGCAACTGGTGTGCTCCAGGTCTCGTACCAGGGCTGATCACGGTTGAAGATTTCTGGCGCGGCTTTTAAGATGGCCTGCTCCAGCTCTTCAATCGCGGCAGTCTGATGGCCCTTCTGCTTGTAATAGCGGAAAAGGCTAATCAGTCGGATCGGTGTCGAGTTCATCGATAAAACGGGCAGGGAGAGCAATCAGTGCTTTTTTTCTTTCAATGTCTTCAAGACGTGAAAAATAAGCTGCAACACGCTGTTGTCCTTTAGTGGTGACAAAGCGATCACTTCTGACGCAGCAGCAACGACGATCCAAGTGATCGGGCTGGCAAGAACTTCTTCGAGGTGCATGGATAAGGTGTATCTCTTGCCTAAACTTTAGCGTTTCTTGTTTTCCAGCACAGTAAGCCGATCGCCGTGTTCGTTAAGGCGCGAATAAATTTCTTTGCGGTCAGCCCGCATGTCTTGGTGAAGCTCTTCGAGTTTTCCGGCGATGCTTTCTACTGCCATCGTTAGCCGGATGACTGCCTCGCGGGATTCGTTGTTGCGGCGGCTAAAGCCTGATGCAGTAAGTCCAGCAACGCCAATGGAAGCACCCACGACTGCGGCGTAGATTTCAATCACGGGTGCCCCATCGACCTCACGTTTAGTTTAGGACCAAGGCACGCCAGCGGCTTTTGTGGGACTTCTTTTCTCGTCTAGTTGGGATTGCAAGGCAGCTTCAACTTCAGCAACCTTTTCGTCACCAAGTTNGTCTTTGACCCAGCCGACCACCATGTCTTCGGTGAGATCGTCGAAGGGGATAAGACTTTCGGGACGCTCCANGCCGATGCTGCCGTAAGCGCCTGCAGAGTAAGTACCGTCCTCTGCATTGACGGTGTAATGGGCATTGTAGACAAAACCGTCAGCAGTTTCCCGCTCCAGGTTTGCGACAGCCCAAGTGAAAGTGGTGGTCATGGGAAAAATGAACCTGCTGGCATTGTAGTAGGAAAGCCCCGCTTTTACACGGGGCGGTTAACGCACCAAGGCACGGTAGAGAAGGTTATTACTCGGATTTTCGATAATTGGCGCTTATCGAGAATACGAGTATTGAAGGTGACTACGACTGCTCGATAACATAATAATTATTAAGTTATGAGTTCAAGTCAGTCATGGCAATGGGTTTGAGGTATTGGCAGGCGCTGGGATTTAGCCAATACCTTCCAGACCTCGATGTGGAAGCGACTTGTGGGACTCAGCAAAGCATCACTGAGCCCGCGAGATCAGGGAGTAGGACTTATGGCTCTAGCGCGGTAACACGAGCCTTGAGACTTTCGATCTCAGCCAATGCTTCCTGCAACGCAGCGGTCAACAGCGGCACCAGCTTGGATTGGTCAATGCCTTGGTAGACAGGATCACCGTTCTCATCCACTTCATCCTTAGTGCCAGTGACGCACTCAGGAACCACGGCTTGTGCTTCGTGGGCAAGGAAACCATCAACTGTAGTGTCAGGATCCGCGATGAAGTTGAAGCGGTGAACCTGAAGCTGATTGACGCGATCAACAGCGCCAGTCAGAGGGACGACGTTTTCCTTGAGGCGGTAGTCGGAAGAAGTGTTGTAAGCTGTAGAGCTTGCGGTAACAGAAACGTTCCCTACCGAGATAGGGTTAGTAGATGTTGAACCATAATGAAACGTAACTACGGAGCCGGTAGTGGTATTGCGTCCGAAAGTGGCTGACGGTTCAGATGTTCGGTTTGAATAAACTACCCCGATAGGGTAGAGCGCAGCGCCATTTCCATTAGAAAATGATCCCGTGGGATTTGTGACGCCGACGCCAACTGCGCCCGAGCTAGTAATCCTCATCCGCTCCGTCGGAGAAGCGCTGCCCGACGCGGTTGTGCTGAACACTAGGCGAGTTGGTTTATCACCTGTTGCGTGATCACCATCAGCCATAAAAGCAATACGACCGCACTCTTGATACGTTCCGTTGTCGTCGTTACCCCAGCATTTGATCTGTGCAAGGGTATTGCTAGTTGCAACACTTGTGTCGTTTCGCACAAGAGAGATACTTGTGTTTCCACCGCTAACGATTTCAAGATTTCCATCACTAGTGTCAACGGCAGTAGACGTGCCCACTAAGAGCCTGCC